GTGACGCGCCAGACGTGGTCCCTGCTCTACCGGCGCCAGCGGGCTCGGCGCGACCTTCCCGAAATGGTGGAGGTGTGGCGCCCAGTCCGGACGACGGATTCGGCTGGCGGCTGGACCGAAGTATATGGCCGGGTCGCTACATCTCCGGGCCGGGTGGACGGGCTGAGCGAAGGGGCGGCGCTGATCGCGGAGCGTCTGGGCCAAAAGGCAAGCGCAACCGTCGTGTTACCGCACGACGTTTCGGTGGTCACCGGGGACGAACTGCGGATCGGCGCGGCGCGGTTCTCTTACGTCGGGTCGGACGTGGGGGCCAGCAACCCGGTTACCCTGTCGGTCATCGTGGCGGAGGCCCGCTGATGGCCCTCCTCGTCATCGTCAGCAACAGGCTCCCGGCCATTTCCGCCGAAATCAGGGAAATGGCCCGTCAGGCCACGATTGCGGCGGCGGGGCAGATCGCAGAGGAAGCGGCGACGTCGATGGAAGGCCAGATGGTCCCGCCCTCCTTGCCGGGTCACGCTCCGGCTATCCGGTCCGGGATTCTGCACGGTTCGATCAAGGCCGTGTCCAGCGATAGCCTCTCGTCCCTCTCGGCCGTCGCCTACACCGACGTCGAGTACGCCCAACACTTGGAATACGGCACCGTTCACATGGAGGCGCGGCCGTTCATGGTTCCGGCGGCTGAGCACGTCCGTCCGTCGTTCGAAGCGTCGATAGTCTCGGCGCTGAAGCGGCTATGAACCCCGCCGTGCTGGAGACAGCGATCTACACCGTCCTTCACGGGGACGCGACCCTGCTGGCGTTGCTGCCGGGCGGGGTGTGGTCGTCACGCCCACCCGCCAAGACGCCGCTCCCCTACCTGCGCTTCCGGCAGTCGTCTTCGCCCGGGGAGGTCTGGACGATGGGCGGCGGTAGGATTGCACGGTTCCGCTACCAGATTAGCGTGGGTGACCGTGGCAACAGCAAGGCCGCGTGCTATGCAGCGCTAGCTAGGGCCGACGTGCTGCTGACAGATGCGACATTCTCGCCGACTTCCGGGTCCGTCCTTTACTGCCGTCGCGAGGGGTTCGCCCCAGAGACACCGGAGGAAGTAGACGGCATCCCGTACCAGATGGTGCACGCCACCTATCGCATCGACGCCACCCCGTAGAGGAGCAGCCCATGACCGACAAGTTCGGCAGGAACACTTCCAACATCCGCAGATTGGCGGTCAAGGCCGAGATCGCTCGGGTTCGTAAAGGCGATTTCGTCAAATCGCTGAAGGCCGAAGGCCCGTCCAGCAAGACCATGAAGAAGATGGCCAAGTCATCTACCGCACAGCGGCGTGTCGATGCGGTCCACCGCACGGGTTGGGCTGGTGGTCCCGGTGGCAAGCCGGTGAAGGAGCACGCCGGGAATCGCGGCAGCAGCCAGCGCCGGGACGCGAGAGGGCGGTTCGCATGACGAAGTACCGGGTCCTCGTCAGACTCAACTACCCGCCCGGGTAAAGGAGGACAAATGGTCGCACCCATGAAGGGGGCTCGGCTCCGCAAGCAAGAACTCAAGGCGATCCGCAGCGACTCGCCCAAGCGCTACAACGCGTCCTATGGGCGCTCCATCAAAGCCTATACCGCAGACCCGGCAAGTGCACGGAAGACCTATGGCGGCGGGAGCGCCAGTCACGGATATAAGAAGGCTGGCGGGGGCGAGCATCGAGCGGGCGGCGGCAAGGGCCAGCGGCGTGACTCCAAGGGCCGGTTTGCATGACCAAAAGCAAGCCGAAGTACCGGGTTCTGATCGGACTCAACTACCCACCCGGCGACAAGCGCGCCGAGCCGGGTGACATCGTGGACGACATCCCGCCCGGCTCGCTCGGCTGGCTGCTCGACGGCGGGATCATTGAGTCGGTCGGCAAAGAGTCGGCCGAACAGGAGGAGGAGGGCTGATGGCGGTCGGACACGGCAAGGACACCAAGGTGTTCGTCAGTGGCTACGATCTGACGGGCTACCTCAACATGTCCAGCACGACGATGAACGCCGACCTTGCGGAGACATCCACGTTCGGCTCGACCTATAAGTCGTTCGTTGCCGGGCTGGTGGACTCCAAGATGTCGCTCGGCGGGTTCTTCGACCCGACGGCTGGCGCGACGGATGCTGTCCTGACTTCCCTGCTCGGCGTCGATGCCTACCTCACCGTGTTGCCGCAGGGTGACGCGCTCGGTAAGCGGGGCCGGGGGATGTACGGCGTGGAGGTCACCTACGAGATCACGACCGGGCTCGATGGTGCGGCCGAGATCAGCATGGAGGCACAGAGCAAGGCGGGTTCCGAGGCTGTTCTGAGCAACACCCCGAAATCGGACCTGCAGACCACGGGCAACGACGCGCTGGGCATCACCAACCCATCTGGCGGATCAACGTCCACCGGCTGGTCGGCCTTCCTGCAGGCGTTCTCCATCGCGGGCACCTCCTCGCCGACCTGCATCGTCGTGTTGCAGGACAGCGCGGATAACTCGGCGTTCGCCGACGTGTCGGGCGGCACGTTCGCCACAGTCTCGACCGCCAACGCCAACGTCCCGGGCGGCCAGCGGATCACCAGCGCGGCGGGGGCCACGCTGCGCCAGTACACCCGGTTCAAGTGGACCATCACCGGCGTCAGCCCGCACTTCTGGATGTGGCTGGGGCATTGTCGCAAGGGCTGGTAGGCAGGCCCGACATAACGAAGGAGCAATGAGTTGGCTTTCACCCACGGCAAAGCGGCGACGTTCTGGATCACCGACGCGGTCCCGTCGCTGCGAAACATCACCACCTACCTCGACTCGACCGGCCTGACGCGCAGCGCCGACCTCGCCGAGACATCGACCCTCGGCAGCACGTACAAGTCGTTCGTGGCCGGGCTGATCGACGGGAAGATCCCGCTTTCGGGCTTGTGGGACCCCACGGTGGACGGCTACCTCACGGGCATCCTCCTGTTGTCCAAGGCGTTCGAGTACTTCCCGGCAGGGCTCGGCACGGGCAACGTCAAGGAGGCAGGCAACGCCATTCTGACCTCCTACGAGATCAGCACCGGGCTCGATGGTGCGGCGACGTTCTCGGCCGAGTTGCAGATTGACGGCGCGGTCATCCGCACCGTTCTCTAGCAGGGAAGGGCACAGATGAAGCAGAAGGAACCGCGCCTCCTCACGTGGGAGGACATCATCGCGGCGGATGACATCGCCTCGATGACGCTGGACGTGCCCGAGTGGGGCGGCGCGGTACGCCTACGGACGTTCACCAAGAACGTCGAACTGGAAATGCGGGCGAAGGCTCGCGCTCCCGACGGCAGCGTGGACAGCGAGAAACTGGAAATGCTGATGCTGGTCTACGGCGTCGTGGAGCCCGAGTTGACCTACGACATGGTCCCGCACCTGCGGACCAAGAACGCGGCCGTTATCGACCGCATCCTTGGCGAAATCGTCGGGCTCAACCGGCTGGGGGGCGACGCCATCGACACGGCCGTCGCCGCCTTTCAAGAGGAGCCCGGAGAGACAACTGCTGTTCCGGCTGGCGCGTGACCTCGGCCGCACCGTCGCGGAGTTGACCCGGGGGATCACGCAAGCGGAGTTCATCGAGTGGATCGCGTTTTACACGGTCGAGGCCGAGGCACAGGCCAAGGCCGCCAAGGACGCGCAGCGCAAGCGGTGAGGTAGCCGATGGCAATGAGTTCGGAGGCGGCCCGGCTGTTCGTCACGATTGACGCGCAGGTGGGCGGGGCTGTCCGGGGCGTCCAGCAGGTGGATACCGCCATCCATCATCTGGCGAACTCGCCCGCCCCCGTCATCACCCCGCGTGTCAACGCCGCGCCCGCCATGGGCGCGCTCGGGAAACTGAAGGCCATGATGGGCGGGGGTGGTGCGGGCGGGGTGGCGGGCGGGCTCATGCAGGGGCTCGTCGGCGGGCTCGTCGGCGGGGCGACGATGGCGATGGCGACTGCGGGTATCGCTGCTGTCGGTACCGCCGTGACGGGGCTCGTCTCCGGCATGGTCAGTGGCGCTTCGCAGATGGAGAAGTACACCGTCCAGTTGGAGGTGTTGCTGGGCTCGACCAAGGCCGCGCAGCAGCGAATCGAGGAACTGCGGACCTTCGCCAACTTCACCCCGTTTGAACTGCCCGAG